TGGCTGCGCCACGAAGGGCACCATGGCCCGAGGCCCAATGGCATAAAGCATGAACTACGCCGAGCTGAAGATCAACATTGCTGACATCTGTGAAAACGAGTTCACAGAGGAGCAGTACGCCATGTTCGCCCAGCAGGCGGAGCAGAAAATCTATAACACGGTGCAGTTGGCCAACTTGCGCAAGAACGTCACTGGCACGTTGACTGCGAACAACAAGTATCTGGCCGCGCCGAATGATTTCCTGTCGGTGTACTCGTTGGCCATCTACCCGGCTGCAGGCGGGAACTACGAGTTCCTGCTGGACAAGGACGTGAACTTCATCCGTCAGGCGTACCCCAATCCGGCTACTACCGGCAAGCCCAAGCACTACGCCATCTTCGGCCCTCAGTCGAACGACGTGAATGAGCTGACGTTCATCTTGGGACCCACACCGGACGCCACTTACGCGGCTGAGCTGCACTACTACTACTACCCCGAGTCCATCGTGACCGCAGGTGAGACGTGGCTGGGTGAGAACTTCGATTCTGCTTTGCTCAACGGCGCACTGGTAGAGGCCATTCGCTTCATGAAGGGCGAGGCTGACATGGTGAAGCTGTACCAAGACATGTACATGCAGGCAATTGCGCTGCTCAAGAACTTGGGTGACGGCAAACAACGCACCGACACATACCGTGACGGTCAGACAAGGATCAAAGTGTCATGACAATCGCGCAAACCGCAACCACATCGTTCAAGGTGGAGCTGCCGCAGGGCATTCACAACTTTGGACCGACATCGCCCGACACGTTCAAGATCGCGCTGTACACCGCTGCCGCCAATCTGGACGGCTCCACGGCTGTTTACACGACATCAGGTGAAGTCGTTGGTACGGGTTACGTGGCTGGCGGCAACACACTGGTCATTACGACCACACCTGTGGCTGCAAACAACAGCGCCAACGTGCCCACGGCCTACTTCAGCTTTGCCAACACCTCTTGGACAAGCTCAACCTTCACAGCCCGGGGCGCGTTGATCTACAACAGCACAGAGGGCAACAAGTCCGTGGCTGTTCTCGACTTCGGCGCTGACAAGACCGTGAGCAACGACACCTTCCAAGTCATTTTCCCAACTGCCGATGCCAACAGCGCAATCGTGCGCATCTCATAAGGACACATCATGGAACACAGCAAAGCAGCCGACAGCGTTACAGCAGGCCTGATCACAAACCGTGTAGGCGGTGAGCGCGTGGGCGCGGGCGGTGTGTTCACCGTCACCTGCGTGGGCGCAGACGGCAAAGAGAAGTGGTCTGACACCTTCCACAACCTCGTGGTCAACCAAGGCCTGCAGGACATGAACAGCAAGTATTTCGCTGCTTCTGGCTACACGTCTGCTTGGTTCCTTGGCTTGGTCCAAGGCCCCGGCTCCGGCACAACCTTTGCCGCTGCTGACACGCTGGCTTCGCACGCAGGATGGACAGAACTGGTGCCCGGCACAGCCTACACCGGCAACCGCAAGGCAGTGACGTTCGGCACGGCCACCACGGCTGATCCATCGGTGATCTCGAACTCCGCAGCTCCTTCCTCGTTTGCCATGCTGGTGAACGGCACGGTGGTGGCTGGCGCGTTCTTGGCCAGTGTGAACAGCGGCACGTCTGGCATCTTGTTCTCGGCTGGTGACTTTACTGGCGGCGACAAGACGGTGGACAACGGCGACACGCTGAATGTGACCTACACCTTCTCGCTCGACGCGGCCTGATAGGGGCAAGCGGTGTTTGGTGATGTCACTTTTGCCCAAGCACCCTTCGCCTCTTTAGGCGGGAATACGTTTGCCGTCGCGCAGGCCGAGACGGCTTTGGCGGGGAGCGTTTTCGCAGTGCCGAGCCTTGTTCGCGGGGGCCTCATTGACGAGGCGGTGACCGGCCAGCAGGCGCAGGTAGCTACGGCCACGTTCAGGCCCGCGCAGGAAGAATCCGCCACCGCAGCCAACGTGCAGTCGGTGATCGCCACCATGGTGGCCAGCATGCTTGAGCAGGCCGAAGCTACAGCAACCCAGACGGCCATTGGCACCTTCTTGGCTGCACAGGCGGAAAGCACCACCGGCACGGCAGCACAGACTGCTGTGGGCACTTTCTTGGCGGCGCAGGCTGAGACCGCCACGGGCACTGACGACATGGCCAGAGGCCTGCTGATCTCCGTGGCCATCGCAGAGAGCGCCACGGGCGCGGCCACCCAAGTGGCTCAAGTAAATTTCACGGGCACCATGGCGGAAGCTGTCAGCGCCCTGAGCACTCTGGGCGCAGTCAAAGACAAGAACGTCTACCTGACCGGCGTGCAGCTTTACATCAACATCGGAGGGGTGTTGGTCTGGGCCACGATTGACGACAGCCAGACACCGAACTGGCAAAATATCAACGATGTGCAGTCCCCCGGCTGGACGCAGATACCATCGTAAGGACTCAAAATGGCATTGGTACTCAAAGATCGCGTCAAGGAAACGACCACAACAACCGGCACCGGCACGGTTACGTTGGCTGGCGCAGCCGCAGGGTTCCAGTCCTTTGCCGCTGTTGGTGACGGCAACCAGACCTTCTACGCCATTGTGGACTCGGCATCTGGCGCTTGGGAAGTGGGCGTCGGCACTTACACATCCTCGGGCACAACCCTGTCGCGCACAACCGTGGTGTCGTCCAGCAACGCTGGTTCTCTGGTGAACTTTGGCGCTGGCTCCAAGGACGTGTTTGTCACATACCCATCTTCGCGTGCGGTGTATCTGGACGCAGCGGGCTCTGCCGTTTCGGTGCTGGACATCGGCACCTTGGGTGCGAGCACGGCCAACATCACCACCGCCAACATTACAGCGGGCACGGTTTCAACAGCACCTGCCAGCGCAAACGATTTGGTCAACAAGACCTACGTCGATGCGCTCATAGCGAGCGGCATCCACTTCCACCAGCCAGTGCGGGTGGAAGCACCGATCAACCTGAACGCAACGTACAACAACGGCACCGCCGGTGTGGGCGCAACTCTGACCAACGCAGGGGCACAAGCTGCCTTGGTAATTGATGGTGTGACGGTCAGCGTGGCGGATCGCGTGTTGGTGTATCAGCAGACTACCCAGACACAAAACGGTATCTACGTGGTGACAAACGTGGGCTCGGGATCGACCAACTGGATTTTGACTCGCTCCAGTGATGCGGACACTTACGTCATCAACAATGCTGCGGGCTTGAGCGAAGGCTCTACCGTTTTTGTGCAGCAAGGCGCAACAGGCGCAGGTGAGACATACACCTGCAACACGACCGGCGTCATCACGTTTGGCACAACCAACATCACGTTTGCCCAGATCAGCTCCGCGCAGATTTACAGCGCAGGCACGGGCTTGACCCTCTCTGGCACACAGTTCAGCATCACCAACACGGGTACTGCTGGCACATACGGCGATGCCGCTACGGTGCCGGTAATCACCACGAACGCACAAGGTCAAGTCACAGGCGTCACCCCCACGGCCATCGCCATCTCGGGCGCAGCGGTGTCGGGCAACATCTCAGGCCAAGCTGGCTCGGTGGCCAACGCTCTGACAGCGGGCACGTTCCTGACTTCTGGCGGCACGTTTGATGGCTCCGCAGCCCGCACTTTTGCCGTGGATGCCACGGACGCCAACACTGCTTCCAAGGTCGTGGCGCGTGACGCATCGGGCAACTTCAGCGCCGGGACTATCACGGCCACACTGAGCGGTTCGGCAACAAGCGCAACCACAGCGACCAACCTTGCAGGCGGCGCGGCCAACCAGATTGCGTACCAGACCGGATCAGGGGCCACGACATTCGCGGTAGCGCCCACAGCCTCCAACCAAGTTCTGAACTGGAACGGCTCTGCGTTCACATGGAGTGCTGGCACGATCTCGGGTGTGGCCTTGGGCAGCAACCTGAACGCTTTGACATTGGGTTCGTATCTGACCGGTACAAGCTACAACGGCTCTGGCGCAGTCACTGCGGCAGTGGACGCCACATCCGCCAACACGGCCAGCAAGGTCGTAGCGCGTGACGCCTCGGGCAACTTCAGCGCAGGCACGATCACTGCGGCACTGAGCGGTAACGCTACGACGGCTACCACAGCGGCCAACGTCAACAACGGCACGCTCACAATGAACGTGTCGGGCACTGGCCTGTCGGGTTCTCAGACATTCACCGCCAACCAATCAGGCAACGCGACGTTCACCGTCACATCGAACGCAACAAGCGCCAACACCGTTTCAACGCTCGTTGCTCGGGATGCCTCTGGCAACTTCAGCGCGGGGACGGTTTCAGTTACAAGACTTACCGCCACTCCAAACACATCCGGCGTCAGTACTGGAATTACTGCGGTCAACGGAGATATGACTGCATACCGAAGTGGCGGTACAACCGGGGTAATCTACCTCAGCAGCGCGGGCTCTCACTACCTGTACTGGGACGGGACAAACTACAACCTAAACGCTGGCAACTTGGTCTGCACGGGCAACGTCACTGCGTATTCTGATGAGCGATTGAAAAAAGACTGGGCCGATTTACCCGGTGATTTTCTTTCGCAGTTGGCAAAGATCAAGCACGGCACATACACCCGGATTGATTCAGACGACCGGCAGGCCGGTGTGTCCGCTCAGCAAATGCAGGCGTTTTTGCCAGAGGTGGTCCAGACTGATGAAAAAGGCAACCTCACCCTCGCATACGGAAACGCAGCCCTTGTTGCTGCTGTAAAGTTGGCGGAACGTGTTGTTGCGCTCGAAGCTCGCATAGCCGCCCTTGAGGCGAAAGGATAATCATGTCAAGCACCTTCTCCAACCTAAAGTTTGAGCTGATCGGCAACGGTGAGCAGTCAGGCACTTGGGGCACCACGACCAACTCCAACATTGGTACTGCCATCGAGCAGGCCATTGCGGGTATGGCGACACTGGAAGCAGCAGACTTCACAGCCAACGTGTGCACACTGACGCTGGCCAACACCACGGCTGCTCAGGATGCCCGGGCACTGTGCTTGAACATCGCCTCCGGCGCGGTGTCTGCTGCGGGCACGGTGAATGTTCCCGCTATCCAGAAGCCCTACATCGTCATCAACGGCTCCAGCTTCGCTGTGACAGTCAAGGTGTCTGGCCTGACCGGTGTGGCAGTCCCTCCCGGTACGCGCACGGTGGTGTACAACGACGGTACAGACGTGGGCGAGCAGATCAGCTTCTTGTCTTCCTTGACTTTGCTGACGGCCCTGCCTGTTGCCTCTGGTGGATCAGGCGCGTCAACTGCATCAGCGGCACGGACCAACTTCGGCGCAACAACGCTGGGCGGCAACCTCTTCACGATCACCAATCCAAGCGCGGTGACATTCCCACGTTTCAATGCAGACAACACCGTCTCATCTTTGAGTGCTTCGGACTTCCGCACAGCCATCGGCGCAGGCACTGGTGGTGGCTCGGTTTCTTCTGTTGCAGGTACTGGCTCCGCCAACGGCCTGACGCTTTCGGGCACGGTGACATCCACGGGCAACATCACGCTGGGCGGCTCCGTCACAAGCCTGACAACAACCAACTTCACAATCATGGAAGAAGGCGGTAAGCTCGTGATCAAGTATGGCGGCACAGTGGTTGCCTCGTTCAGCAGCGCAGGCGCTCTGATCGCCAAAGACAACGTAACCGCCTACGGCACCCCATAAGGAGCGAACATGGTAATGCCAGCAAGCGGCCCCCTGAACATGGGAGGCACATCAAGCCCAGTCAGTGTCGCTCAAGAACTCGGTCTGAGCCTGACCGCGACTATCTCAATGAACGATGCAGCAGTCCGCACTCTTGCAGGTGTTGGTGGTAGCGGCACCTCGTGGAGCATGAACTCGTTGTATGGAAAAGCGAACGCCTACACCATTGAATATTTGGTTGTTGCTGGTGGTGGTGCAGGTGGGACCGGGCAGCCGGGTTGGGGGTCCTATCTTGGGCAAGGGGGCGGCGGCGCTGGCGGTTACCAAGCCATTTCAGCAATAACTGTTGCATCTGGGGCTTCATACACAGCGACAGTAGGGTCAGGTGGTGCAGCGGTAAGTGCCCCCAGTGCCGCTACAGGCGGTAGCGGCAATAATTCGTCGTTCAATAGCACTACTTCTATAGGCGGTGGGGCTGGCGGAGCCGCCAGCGCCGCTGGTGCCACAAGTGGCGGGTCTGGCGGCGGTGCTTCTACCTACCCATCATTCACTGCCGGGACTGGAATTTCCGGGCAAGGAAACAACGGAGGCACCGCCACAGCTACCGACGTTTACCAAGGGTATAACAATTTTTACCGGGTGGCTCGGAGCGGCAGCGGCGGCGGTGCAAATGCTGCGGGGACTGCCAGTGGCATGGCCTCTGGGGGTGTTGGCGGGGCTGGAAAGGTGTGGTTAAACGGTATTGCGTATGCAGGGGGCGGCGGTTCTACTGCATTTGCCACACCATACGGGTACAGTACTGTTGCTTATAATGTCGGTGCTGCGGGAAGTCTAGGCGGGGGTGGAGCTTCGGGGGTAGATACTGCCGCAACAGACGGGGCGGCAAACTCAGGCGGTGGCGGTGGCGGGGCTACCGTTTACAGCGGTGTTGGACGCAGCGGCGGTTCAGGCGTCGTCATCATCCGTTATGCAGGCTCCCAGCGCGGCACTGGCGGCACAGTCACTTCTGCTGGCGGCTATACATACCACACCTTCACATCCTCTGGGACATTTACAGCATGAGCCAATTTGCCCAAATCGACGAGAACAGCATTGTCCGGCGCGTGCTGGTCATTGACCAAGCAGAGATTGACACGGGTAGCTGGGGCGACCCAGCAACTTGGGTGCAAACCAGCTATAACACGCATGGCGGCGTGTATTACACCCCCAACACCAATACACCTGATCCCGACCAGTCCAAAGCGTTTCGCAAGAACTTTGCAGGGATTGGCTTTACGTGGCTACCCAACGGACCAGAGGGTGGGGGCTTTGCGTCTCCGTCGCCCTATCCTTCATGGGTCATGAACAGCTTTTCGTATTTGTGGGAATCACCCGTGCCAATGCCGGAGCCGAACAGCCCTCCGTATTACACTTGGGATGAGGCGACTGTATCTTGGGTTATTGTCCCGGAAAATGCTAACGGAAAAATTGATATTGTGGAGCTTTAAAAATGGCACAACCAAACATCCGAATTGCGCACATACACAAACTTTTTACCCGCATGATGCATTTTCAAAATGTGGGGGACATTGAGTTGGGGCATACCCACCAGTATGATCATGCAACGCTGGTAGCGCACGGCTCGGTTTTGGTGCGGTGTCGCGGCAAAGAGACTGTGTTTAAAGCCCCGCAGCTCATCTGGATTGCAGCAGAGTTGGAACATGAATTGGTAGGTCAAGAAGCCGGAACCGTTTGCGTTTGCTTGCACACCGCTGACAGTGCAGAGCATGGTGGCGATACGGTTTCGGAGGACATGATCCCCGCCGGAGCCGAGCAAGTGTTCGCAAGCCGCGCCACGGAGACCTAAAGTGCTGCTGCAAACCCCGCGAGTCATCAAGGGTTGGAAGCATCCCGACTGCTTTAATATGCCAGAAGGGGTGTACCGCGACAACAGTTTTGGCAGGCGCTTTATGAGTTATGAAGACGCCCCATTCCGAGATGAGGCATTTGCGGCGTTTGGCATAACGGAAACTATGCGCGAACCGCAGTTCAGGAACTTTATTGGCAACCACTATTTGGATGGCGCGGCAACGCACACCCATAAAGACGGTGCTCCTGTTGGGTATGTGCATACTCGCTGTAACTGGATGGTCAAAAAACCCGCAGCGGGCGGCGATCCGATTTTGGATGGGGTTGTTGTGCCAGTCGAAGAGGGCGATCTTTGGCTTTGTCTGGCAAGTCTTGAACGTCATGGGAGCACGCCAATTTCTGGTGGCGAGCGTATTATCTGCTCGTTCGGCGCATTGGTGCCGGTAGCAGCTTTGTCACACATTTTGTAGGAGCCATCATGCGCCTGATCGCCATTCTCTGTGCCCTGTCCTTGACAGGCTGCGCCACTGCCGAGTACCAAGCCTATGCCGAAGCCCATAAAGCTCAAGCAGCGGCCCAGACAGCCCGTTTCCAAGCCCTTGCTGACATCGCTCGGCAAGGTGACACCACAGCCAAAGTCGCTGCGGTGATGTCCCTTCAGATGGGTGGCGGTCAGCAGAACGCGCAGATCAACGCTCCCAAGAACTGGGCTGATTACGCCATGCAGTGGACCGGCCTGCTGCTGCCAACCATCGGACAGGTGTATACCGTGAACAAGCAGACCAGCTTGGGCATGCGCCAGTCTGACAATGCAACAGCTCTGGGTGTCAGCACCAACGCAGCGTTCGTGGGCATCGCCTCGCAGATTCAAGCGCCAGCGGCCAACGTGACAACCATCGGCGGCAATGGTGTAATTGGCGCAGGTTCGTACAGCATAGGGGCAAACAGTGGGTCAAACTCTGGCAACAGTGGTCGCCTTGCTGGTGGCGGTATTACTGACAATACGGCTACTCCAACTGTGGTGACCAGTACCAACACCACAACGACAACCACCACACAAGCCACGGTGCCATGAAAGACTGGGCCGTAGCATTCTGTGCAGCGGCCCTTCTGATTGGGCTGGTGGTTTGGTGCGCAAGAATTTTTGCTCAGCTTGTATGGAGTTTGTAGATGCTTGCCGAAATTGCAGCAGCGAATGCAGCCTTCGCAGTAATAAAAGGTGCGCTGGCCAACGGCAAAGAGCTACACCAGCTCGGCTCTCGGGTCTTTGATTACTTCGACAACAAAGCCAAGATTCAGGAAAAAGCCAATAAAAAGGGTGGCGGCTCTGACCTCGAAGAGTTCATGGCTCTGGAGCAGTTGAATGCCCAAGAGGTTGAGCTGCGTGAACGCATGGTTTACGCAGGCCGTCCGGGCATGTGGGCTGACTGGCAGAAGTTCCAAGCTGCCGCTGCTCGTAGGCGCAGGGAAGCCAAAGAGGCCGAAATTAAGGCCATCAAGCTGCGCAAAGCCAAGATGGACCAGCTCATTGAGTATTTGGTGCTTGGCGTGGCCTCACTCATCCTTACTGGCCTGCTTATTTACGGCATCATCATTTACATGCTGTACATCAAAAAATGAGCGACGACAAGCTGAACGCCAACACAACCCTAGACAAAGTGCTCGGGTATGTGGACTCGCCGTTCAAGCTGTTCGCGATCCTGCTTATGGGCGTGGTGGCCTTCGCTGGCTACTTCCTGTGGCAGAACCAAGAGTTCATGCGCGACGCCTACAAGGAGTCCAAGAAGCTGCCGGAGATCAACACCAGCCGGACTGACGAGGCCAGCGCCATGCTGTTTAAGCAAACGGGCGCTGCAGTGGTGGCGGTGTTCAAAGTCAACCCGCTGTTCAACAGTCGGGTGCTGTACCGGGCCTACACCAAGGATGGTCGGGACAAGGGCGTTGAGGATATCGACGTTGGGCTGTTCAGCCACAATGCTGCCAACAATTCGGATGTGGTCAAGCTGATGACCAACGAGACCCCCTGCGGGGAGTACCGCTACGCACAGTCTGAGGTGGGCCTGTGGTATCTGGGCAAAGGGGTCGCGTTTACCTGCCGGGTGAGCGTTCCGCCAGACAGCCACAGGTTTGTCGGGCAGATCACGGTGGGCTGGGCGGAGCCACCGAAAGACATCGAGCAAGTAAAATTCATGCTGGAGATCGCCAGCGCCATGCTAACCAAAAGGGGTAATTGATGCTTACACTTCTTTCAACACTTGGGGGTCTGCTGATCTCCGGCTTGCCGAAGCTGCTGGAGTACTTCCAGAACAAGGCCGATCAGGCGCACGAGCTGAAGCTGGCGGCGCTGCAGAACGAGCGCGAGTTGGCTATGGCCGCTGCCGGGTTTGCCGCCCAAGCAAAGATTGAGGAAATCCGTACCGAACAGGTCCAAATGGAGACCGATGCTCGAATGACCGAAGCCGCGCTCTCGCACGATGAAAAGGTGTTGGCAAGGGCAAGTACATGGGTCGTTAACTTTGTGGGCACCGTGCGGCCCATGGTGACCTACATATTCGTTCTGGAGCTGGTGGCGATCAACGCTTTCATGGCGGTGTACCTGTGGAGTCACCCAACCCTGATCCAAAGCATTGACGACGTGATCCGCTATTCCGACCTGATCTTCAGTGCTGACGAGATGGCAATGCTTGGTGGCATCATCGGTTTCTGGTTTGGCTCTCGCGGCTGGAGCAAGAAGTGAAACTGAGCAAGGCAGGCGAAGACCTGATGCACCGGTTCGAGGGCAAACGCTCTCGGCCCTACCTTTGCCCAGCGCACATCTGGACGATTGGCTACGGCCATGTCCTGTACCAAGAGCAGATCAGGCTTCCCATGGTCCGGCCACCGGGCAAGACCAAAGCCGACATCCCCATGATCCGCAGTGAGTTCCCACTAAAACCGGAGGACAACCGTGTCTGGACAAAAGAAGAGATCGACGAACTATTCCGAGTTGATGTCGGAACTTTTGAACGGGGTGTTCTTCGTCTTGTTCCCAGCGTGGTTGGGCGTCAAGGCGCTTTTGACGCTCTTGTCTCTATTTCCTTCAACTTCGGGCTAGGCAACCTCCAGCGCAGCACCATCCGAATGAAGGCCAACCGGGGTGACTGGGAGGGTGCAGCCGATGCGTTCCGGGCTTGGACCAAGGGTGGCGGCAAGGTTCTGCCCGGGCTGGTCAAGCGCCGGGAAGCTGAAATTGCGCTGTTTCTGAGTTAAGTGCGAAAATGCCGCAAAGCCGAGGTAACCGATGCCACTCAAAAAATTACTATTCCGCCCGGGGGTAAGCCGCGAAAACACGCGCTACCTCTCAGAAAATGTCGGACCCACGGGGGTCAACGGCGCGTATTCTGCTGGCTGGTACGAGTGCGACAAGATTCGGTTCCGTTCTGGATCACCTGAAAAGATCGGTGGCTGGGAGCGCATCTCGGCAAACTCCTTCCTTGGTGTATGCCGGTCGCTTTGGAACTGGGTGACGCTGGGCGGGGCCAACCTGCTGGGCGTGGGCACGAACCTCAAGTTCTACATTGAAAACGGCGGCTCGTACTACGACATCACGCCGTTGCGCGGTTCCCCGACGATCAACAACAACCCGTTCGTGGCCACGCTGGGCTCCAGCGTCATCACCGTCACAGACACCGCACACGGCTGCCTCACTGGGGACTTTGTGACCTTCAGCGGGGCAGTAGGCCTTGGCGGCAACATCACGGCGGGCGTGCTCAACGCAGAATACCAAGTCACCGTGGTGGATGCAAACTCCTACACCATCACCGTCTCGGCTACGGCCAACGCCACTGACGTGTCGGGCTCTCCGGGCGGCGGGGCTTCGGTCGTTGCCGCTTACCAGATCAACACCGGCTTTGAGTACGCCGTCCCGCTGGTCGGCTGGGGCGCTGGCGGCTGGGGCGCTGGCCCATGGGGTACAGGCACATCGTCCTTGGAAACCCTGCGCCTGTGGAGCCAGTTCAACTTTGGCGAAGACCTGATCTTCGGGCCACGAGGCGGAGCCATTTACTACTGGGACTCTTCGGCTGGCACAGGCACCCGGGCAGTAAACCTGACATCCTTGGGCGGCGCTTCGGATGTGCCCACGGTGCAGAACACCATATTGGTTTCGGACGTAAGTCGCTTCGTGCTGTGCTTTGGATGCAACGATCTTGGAAGTGCCACGCAAAACCCGATGTTGATCCGCTGGTCCGACCAAGAGGATGCGGCAAACTGGACGCCAGCAGCAACAAACCAAGCGGGTAGCCTGCAGCTATCCCGGGGTTCAGAGATCATCACGGCAATCCAATCGCGCCAAGAAATCATTGTGTTCACCGACAACGCCGTGTATGCCCTGCAGTACCTTGGACCACCGGCTGTGTGGGGCGCAACACTGCTGGGCGACAACACGTCCATCGTCAGCCAGAACGCAGTCACCATTGCATCTGGCGTCACGTTCTGGATGGGCGTGGACAAGTTCTACAAGTACGATGGTCGAGTCCAAACCTTGCGCTGCGATCTGCGCCAGTACATCTTCTCCGATCTGGACAAAGACCAGTATTCGCAGGTGTTTGCTGGGACCAATGAGGGTTTCAACGAGGTCTGGTGGTTCTACTGCTCTGCTGGATCGCTGGTAGCGGACAAGTACGTCATCTACAACTACCTTGAAGACATCTGGTACTACGGCAACATGAGCCGCTCGGCATGGCTGGATTCCGGCCTGCGGGACTACCCAATTGCTGCGACGTACCTGAACAACATTGTGAACCATGAGTCGGGTGTGGACGACAACTCCACGGCCATGCCTACGCCAATCGCAGCAACGATCACGTCCGCTGAATTCGATCTGGACGACGGGCACAACTTCATGTTCCTATACCGCGTCCTGCCGGACATCACTTTCCGGGGGTCTGACGCCGCGTCCCCTACGGCCCGGATGTACATGCAGCCTCTGAAGAACTCGGGTTCTGGGTACACCACGCCTCCTTCGGTGGGAGGTGAGAACAACCGGCCAATCACGCGCACCGCAGTTCTGCCGATTGAAGAATTCACCGGCCAGATTTTCACCCGGGTGCGGGCACGTCAGATGTCTGTGAAGGTGGAGAGCGATGGGCTTGGCGTAACGTGGCAGCTTGGGGCTCCCCGACTCGACCTCAGACCTGACGGACGGAGATAACCATGGGCATGTTCAGTCGCGTAACCCCGCCTCGGCCAACCGCCGCGCCAGCGCAGTACACCACTGCGTTCATGGACCAGATGCAGAACATCTTCAACTTGTTCTTCAAGCAGATCAATGCTGTGCAACCAATCAACATTGCCGCTTTAAACATCGACATCAACACGCTTCCAACGCAGGCGGATGTGGCCAATCTGCGCGTGGGTGACGTATACCGGGACACCACGGCGTCCAACGTATTGAAAGTGAAGGTCTGATATGGCAAACCCATGGGACGACGCATATTCCCAGTACGCCAATCAAGCGCGTTCTGGCGACATCACTGCCGACTTCATCCGCAAGACGTACGGCGGTCTTGAGGGCGGTAAGTCCGAAAAAGGACTGTCGTTTGCGGATCGGGTGATTGCCATTCACCAAGAGTTGGCAGACCAGAAAAAGAAATACAAGGTGCCGACCTCTGCTGGCAAGATTGGGGAAGCTGATACGGTCTGGGATACTGCCTTCCGGCTGGCAGAGACCGGCACCGACTCGATCTACGACCTTGGCCAGAGGCAAGTGGAGCGCACGCAAGACGGGTACAACGGGCCTGAGACCTACATGGACACCGAGCTGTACCACAAACCCACAGGTGCGGCTGTCACTATGCCTAACCATGGTTTTAAAAACGAATACAAGTTGCAGTTTGCCCCTGATGGCACGCCTGTGGCCTATTCAACACCAAAGCAAAGCGATTGGATGGAGTTTCGTGAGGACTTCCTGCGCCCTGCCGTCAACATGGTTGCCCCGTTTATCCCCGGCGTCGGCCCCTACATCGCTGCGGCCAATGCTGCATACGCGGCATCCAAAGGCGATTGGGAAAAGGCGCTGCTGTCTGGCCTGAGCGCCGCAGTGCCGCTGGCTGGAAAACTCGGGGCAAGTATCGAGACGGCAAACACACTCAACAACGTACGGCAGGCTGCGACCGTGCTCAAGGCGCTGGAGAGCAAGGACCTGCTGGGCGCTGCGCTCGGCGGGGCAAACTTGGCCGGTGTTTCTGAGGTGGCCGGGTTCTCCACGCAAGACATCGGCAAGGCACTTGGCATGGTTACGGCCCTCCAAAGCGAGGACCCAGCGGCCATCATCAAGGCTGGCGCTGGTTTTTTACCAAAGGATGCTTTCGACGGACCCAAAAGCTCTGACATGATCGAGGGGTACTTTGCCCCGGGTGGTGAGGGTTATATTGCCCCGCCTACCTATGCCCCGGACACCAAGGGGTACTTTGACGAGATCACTGGCCACTTCATGCCGGATGAAGGCGGTGCTCTGAGTTTTGGCGATCTGACCAATGAGACCTCGGGGACCAACATTGGTTCCATGGACGACTACCAATACAACCCAGACACTGGCAACTGGACTCTGCCCGACGGCACGGTGATCGACACCAGCTACATGCAGAACAGCAAGACGCCGTTGACTGGCCAGCAGATCATGAACAGCGCTGGCGCAGGTGCCCCCAAAACTCCGGGCGCTGCGGCAAAGCCACCTGCGGGGGTGGCCAAGGTTCCAACCAAGCCGGGGCAGGGCATCGACATCAACCAGCTCGCATCCCTTTTGGGCGGCGGACAGCAAGCCGCACCAACGATTGTGTCATCTGGTCAGGATAACTCTGCAGACGTACAATTGATGGAAGATATTTTTGGAACTTCCCTGTCTGCGCCTCCGGCAGGTGACCCTGTTACACGAGCCCGCGAACTTGCGCGGCTTTTAAGGAGCTGAGATGGCGCTTTACATTGATGAAGACGGCGAGCTGCGCGATAACGGCGAGAGCGAGACCCCGGTAACGGAAGTTGTAATCCCCGGCTACGGAACCGACACCCCTTCGCCGAGCGATGATGGCGCTGATGCAGACACGGCAGCGGGCCTTATCCCGGAACAGGAATTGAAAGAAATTACTGGTGGCAAGTCTTACTCGGATTGGCTGCAGGGTGCAATGACTCCAGCGGCGCGTGCCGCCATGGAGAAAATTATTGCTTCTTATGGGACGCCGCTTTGGAACCAACTCAAAGGCATTCTGACAAACCCCGCCCAGTTGGCCGCTCTTGGTGGTGGGTTGCTAGCGGCATCACGCCCAAGCGGCTCCACGCCCACCGGCTACCAAGGCAAAATTCCCAAACTGACGGCCACAAGCAACATGCTGACAGCGCCTCCTGTGGGTCGTCGTCCCGGCTCGGGCGGCATCAACTACGGCGGTGGTGCCACGTTCCGCGACGAAAAAGGTAATGTTGTTTCCTCCAACGAGAAGACCTTGGAGGAGCTGCGCCAAGCTGCCATCAACAACCCATTCAACCGTGGTGCCACATACGAGGGCCAACAGGGTGGTCTCGGCCAATCTGATTTGGTCACGCTGCTGAACCAGTTGAATCCGAAACCAACAACCCCAACAACCCCAACAACCCCAACAACACCAGTGGTTGGCGGGGGCTCGGGTGGCGGTTCCGGTAATGTGGTTGTAGGCGGTGGCGTTCCAACGCCGGGTGCTACTAAGCCGGGCGGTTCCGCAGTCTCTGTGCCCGGCCAATATGGCGCTATTGCGCGGCCCGGCTATCAGCAAACCCCATACACAGGCGCAACGAAAGGAACGCCGCTGCCGGACGGTCGCATCCTTACCGCTCAAGGAATCTACAACCCCAAGACGGGTGATGTGATAACGCCAGATGGTTACCGGGTCAACGCCTTTGGTGGAGCGGTGACGGCTAACAAGGACACCCTGTCAGCCGAGGATGCCGAGCTCATGAAGGGCCTGACGTTTTCGATGGACCCCAACAAAGACGCCACCCCGGAAGAGGTGAAAAACTACATCCAGTGGCAGATGACTCAAGCAAACCCGCTGGGTCAGGGCACGTTGGCTGATGTGTATGCCAAGCAAGGCATCACTGATCCCTACAACAGTCCAATCGTCCAGCAGCAAGCTCAAGAGCAACTGAAACGGCAGGACCGCCGCGATGCCATGTATTCGGCCACACAGATGGGTTTGGACCCAACACTTGCGCATTCTCCGCAGGGATACGGCATGTGGGAGGACCCTAATTGGATGGCCAAGCAGACCGCTGGCGCAGCAGCCACTGCTCAGCGCGGGCAACAACAAGCCGCAGCCGCTCCTAATGTCACCGTGGGCGGCGGCATTGCTGGGGCGGCACCAGCACCGCAGCCCGCGCCCCAGCCCGCAGCTCCACCGCCCGATGTGAACGATTGGGCCAGCAGCCAAGAGGGTCAAGCTGCAGGCGGCATCAACAGCGTTTACGACAGCATCAACAGCTTTCTTGCCACCAATCCTTCGCAGGAGGCGCTGCAGGGTGCTATGCAGCAGTTTGGTGTTGACGAATCAACCCTTAATGCAGCCAAGGCATACGGTGCGCAAAACGAACCCGTCATCGGCGCTGCTGCGGGGGGTCTCTTGCCAAATGGATTTGTGATTCCCGCTGACGTGGTGAGCCACTTGGGCAACGGCAGTTCCGAAGCTGGCCTAAAGCTGCTTGTTTCAAACCTTGGAGCTGAGCCCATCAAGGGTAAAGGCGATGGCATGAGCGACTCCATCCCTACAACCATTGGCGGCAAGCAAGAGGCCCGTGTTGCCAACGAAGAAGCGTTCATCTCCCCTGAGATGGTCAAAAAAATTGGTGGCGGTGACGCCAAAAAGGGTGCCAAGAAGCTGTACGCCATGATGGACCGTGTTCGTGAAGAGCGCACCGGCACCACCGAGCAGGGCAAGCAAATCGACCCCAACAAATTCATGCCGGGAGGCTCTGTGAAAAAATACGCAACAGGCGGAACAACAATGCCCGCCGGGGCTACAGGCTCCGAGTCCAGCTTGTCCAACTGGGGTGGCGATTACGTCACCAATATGCTTGGCCAAGGCGCGGCACTGGCCAACAAGCCATACGATGCCTACACCGGCCCGCTGACAGCGGGTTCATCCCAACTGCAGAACCAAGCGTTCAACATGGCCGGGAATCTTCGCACGCCCGGCTCTATTGGTCAGGCTGCCAACACTGCTGGCGGCATCGCCAACTTGGCGGCAAACATGCGGTACACCCCACAGACCACATCGTTCTTGGGCACACCAAACAGAACGGGTCTGGACATGGCTCCGTCCTACGGCATGGGCATGGGCATGCCCCAGCAGCAGCCCTACCCGATGGGCACTCCCTCCAACCCCATCCCAATGCCACGCCCCGGTGTGGCACCTCCACCCACAGGAGGCCCCACCCCTCCACCAGCGGGAATCTATAACGGTCGGGAGCCCCTTCTTGCCGACGGCCCCCGCAACGATTACGACCCCCAGCAAGACAATGGCATTAACTACGCCGGGGGCTCTCGTGACTTTGATGAAAGCACAGGAACGTATCGCTCGGAAGACGGTCGCGGCATGTTTCAGACGAAGCCCATGCGTGAATATGGCGGCTCGCAATACAACCCAGCTACGGGCGCTGAGTCCCGCGATCTCGTGAAGCTGCAACCCGGCGACCCACGACTTCAGGGTGGCATGTCAACGCTCCCTAGCAACAAGCTGCCTCCGGGTTTTCAGCAAGAGCCTTCCACTGGCGGAGGCACGCCCCTGCCTTTTGGCGAGTCGTCCGAGCCTTTCATGCAGGGCGATGCAATGACCGGGGGCGTTATGCGCCCACCAAGTCAGGAAGCTGGCCTGCCCGGTCTGATGCAAGGTCAGCAGGGCCGACAGCCACAGCAGCCACAGGCCTCACAGCCGGTTGGAAACATTGCGCAGCAGTACATGAACCCGTACCTTGAGTCCGCTTTGCGTCCGCAGATGGCTGAAATGCAACGTGCTGCGGATATTGCCCGCGTTCAAGACGCTGGCCGCTTGACGCAGGCCGGGGCGTATGGCGGTAGCCGTCAGGCCATCATGGAATCTGAGGGTCGCCGCAACCTGATGGGCAAACAGTCCGATGCGCTGGCGCAGGGGTACTCCACCGCCTACGACAAAGCCATGCAGCAGTTCAATGCCGACCAAGCACGCAGCGCACAAGAGGCGCAGTTCGGTGCCACGTTTGGCCTGCAGGGTTTGCAGACTGGCCTGCAAGGTGCACAGACCCAAGCTCAGGCTGGGGCTCTCCAGTCGCAGTCCGATCTGGCGAACCTGCGCGGCACACTGGAAGCTGGCGGTGTTCAGCGTGGCATCGAGTCGGAGGGCATTGCAGCCGACAAGGCGCAGTTCGAGGAAGCTCGCCTGAACCCCTACAAGATGGTGCAGTTCCAGCAGTCGCTGCTCTCGGGCTTGCCATTGGCGGCGCAGTCGTACAACATCCCGGGGGCCAGTAATTTGCAGCAGTTTGCTGGCGGGGCCACGACAGTACAGCAGCTCTTGGACATCTTGAGTGGCAAGACAGCAGCCCCCGCAAAAAATTAAGGACAGATCATGAGTCAACCCAGCGCCCAAGGCATCGCCTCCCTGTTCCGTGGGAACCCAGCACCGCTCCAGCAGCGCATCCAGCAAGAGCAGCAGGGCAAGCCCGGCCTGCCACCAGACCTGCACGAGCTGATGGCATTGAACATCGTCACGAACGAAACAGACGCCGTGGCCAAGCAACAGGCCATGGACCAACTTGCCCAGATGCAAGGCCCACAAGGCAAGCCCCCCACCGTCATGGATTCCGTGCGCGAGCAGGCCCGCCAGAAGATGCAAGCCCAGCAAGTTCAAGCCCAGCAAAAGCAACAAGCCATGCAGGCCATGATGCAGCAAGCTGGCCCCGGTCCAGTCCCAGAAGGGACGCAATTTGCCCAAGCGCAACCCAGCGCCCAAGGCATCGACGATCTGCCCGTGGAGTTCGGCCTCGCGGGTGGCGGCATCGTTGCGTTCAAAAAAGGCGGAGATGAGGGCGAAGAATACGAGACCCGTATTGACAAGCTGTACCGCGAGAACCGGGAAGACGCGGAGCGCCCAGAGCGCAAAAAAGATAACGAAGGCATCCTCAAAGCTTTGGCGTTTTTGTCTGCGCCGTTGGCCGCTGCTGGCGATGTCGTCGCTGCCCCAATCCGTGGTTTGTATGGCCTGACGCAGCACGGCGGCACCAGCATGACTCCGCTCATGGACGCCCGCGCTCGCTTCTTGGCGTCTTCAGAAAATGCGCCCGCATCCGAAGCTTCTGCTCGTGAAGTCGCGGCCAAGAAGCCTGCGCCAACACAAGCGGAGAATCGTGGAGCCATCAACGCGTCCGACGCAGCATCGCGCAGCGCGCCCCCCGCACCAAAACCCATTGCAGACCTGAAGGCACTGGCTGACCAAAAGCGCCGCCAGCAGGCTCCAGCACCCGTGGCTGCTGCACCGACACCAGCTCCAGTCGAACAGCCTACGGCACCTGCCCAAGTCTCAGACGCCGCTCAGAAGATAAAGGCGAGACTGGACATGGACCCCATGGCCGAGCGCGAAGCTGAGCAAGCCCGCCGCCGCAAGGAAATTGGCGAGCTGGACACCTCAACCCACGACCGCATGATTGCGGAGCTGGAAAAACGCAAGGCCCAACTGGAAGGTCCGCAAGACTCGTTCGGCCAGCTTATGGAGTACCTTGGCCAGATCGCTGCCACACCTCGCGGCATGTCCTCGTTCGAGGCTGGGGCTGCCGGTGCTGCTGGCCTGCGCAAAGCCGAAAAGGCTCGCCAACTGGAGCAGTTCGATCTGTCGAAGCAGGCACTGGAAATCTCGCAGAAGAAAATCGACGCCGTGCGGGCGTTCGCCACCGAACAGTACAACGTGGGCAAAGCCCGCTTCGATCAGGTCTACAAGGAAGAGTTCGAAGCTGCCAAAGCACTCGTTACGGACGAGCGTGAAGCCGCAAAGTTGGCACAGGAGAACACGCTCAAGCGCCTTGAGATTGACCAAAGAGCTACTGAGGCACGCGAGCGTAACGCAACCCAACTTCAGGCTACCCGGATCAGTGCGGCTGCCCGTGAAAGTGGCAAGACTGAGTTGACGCCAAACCAGCGCGCTGAGATTGCCAACAAGGCCAAAGACAACGTGCAGAACGAGCTCAAGACCAACATGCGGTTGTTGGCGGATACCCGCAAGAACCCGGGCCTTGTTGACATGATGGTGCAACGGGAGACTGATCGGTTGCTGGCAGCGGCAGAGGGCCGTACAATTGCGCCAGCCCCCGGCGCAGGAAGCCCCGGCGGAACCACCCGCATGCGGTTTGACGCACAAGGGAACCCAATCAAATGAGGTAGCGTATGGCGATTGAAGCAGAACTGGCCGATGGACGAGTCCTTGAGTTTCCTGACGGCACCGACCCTAGCGTAATTCAAGCGACGGTCAAACGGGTTCTGGCTTCAAGCCAACCTACCACCATGCTGGGTGGGGCCAAGGAACTGTTCAAGGGCCTCGTGCCCGGCGCAGTTGGGTTGGTCGAGAGCGCTGCCACAGGCGCGTCGGCGCTGCTGCCCGAGGACATGGAGAAATCCGCTCGGGAGAAGATCAAGTCGGTGGCCGCTGCCGCCAAAGCGCCGTTTGCTGCAGCCCCCGGGTACGAAGAATCCATCCCACGCAAGTTGAGTGAGGCCATCGGCTCCACCGCGCCGTTTCTCCTTGCCGGTCCGTTCGGTTTGGCGGGGCGCGCGGCTGCCGTTGGTATGGGTGTTGGTGCCGGAGCCGGAGAAGCCCGCACGCGTGCTGAGCAAGAAGGCGCTACCGCAGACCAACGCGGCACTGCCACGGCCTTGGGTGTAATCCCCGGCGCACTGGAGGCGTTCGCCCCGATCCGTATCCTGTCCCGCATCCCCACGGCGTCCAAAGCTGCAGGGGTGGAGGCCGTCAAGCGTGCCTTTGTTGCAGGTGGTGAAGAAGCCGCGCAGGAAGTCGCGTCGGGCCTTGCCCAGAACATGATCGCCCGGGGTGTCTACAAGCCAGAGCAGGCGCTCATTGACGGGTTGGGAGAGCAAGCTGCCTACGGCGGCGCAACCGGCGCGATCGTGCAGGGTCTGTTGGACTTGGCCATCGGCCGACGCGCACGCGGCGCAGCCGCCGCCAAAGCAGAAGATGATGCAGCCGCCGCAGCAAAAGCCGCAGCCCAACCAACCCCGCCCAGCCTTCCCTTGGTTACCGCCCCGGGCGTTCAGGGCGAGTTGCTTGCGCCGGACGAGCGCGCCGTCCCCGCCGAGCCAGACCGGGACCTGTTTGGTAAGCCTGTGGTCCGCGCCCCAGAACCCGCTGAGCCGCCTGCGGCCATGGCCGTACCCGAAGGGCAGCAAGACCTCGGCCTTGACTTCCAGCGTGAGTACGCCGACATGGCTACGGAGCGCGAGCGCCTGCGCCAGCAGCCCCAGACCCCAGAGGTCAAAGCGCGCGTGGCGGAGCTGACCGGGCAGATGCAGCTCTTCACCCAGAGTGACATTGAGAGCATCCGCGCCGAGAAGGAGCTGGCTGTCGCTGCAGCCGCCGAAGATGCCGCTACCCGCAAGAAGTTCCCAGCATTGGCCAACGCCCCTGATCTGCTGACCCAGCCGGATGAAGTCAAAGCCCGCACGCAGGGTGAGTTGTTCCCGGGCGAAGACCTTGGCGAAGGCGTCGTGGAGCCAAAAATCCCCGAGGCCAAAAAACCCGAAGAGCCCGGCGAGCCGACCCCTGTGCCAACATACGCTCGAAGTGGGCCGTACCAGTACAAACTGCCAATGCGTGGCGGTGAGGTGGCGCAGCCGTTTACTCTGCAGAACGTGTTGGATACGGGCATCGCGCCGTCCACGACCAAGGGTTGGTTCGAAAAGAACGTAGTTGGCAAGACGCAAGCCGAAGTGCAGGCAATGGTCGACAAAGACCCGACGCTTGTTGACGGGCCCGGCAAACGGGCCAAGATTTTGCGTGAACTGCTGGCACCGCAGCCAGCGCCGTTTAAGGAGAAACCCAGTGAGCCGACCCCTGCCCCGACGCCTGCAGTTGAGCAGCGAGATGAGCCCCGAGCTGGTGAGCCAAGCGTGGGAGTTCCTAGTGAGCCTGCAGCCCCCATCGTTCCTGAACCCGGAGCCGGAGCACCCGCTACCGCCGGAGAACCTGTCGCACCTGACGGACGCGGATTGGTATCTGCTGGACGGCCTGTTGTGTCGGGAGATGGCGCTCAAGGAACAGAGCCGGCTGCAGTAACACCAGCCAAGCCAGCACCAGCACCAGCACCAGCACCAGCACCCACGGTAGAAGCCGAAGCGGCTGATGCGGAAGCCGCCCGCAAGGCCGAGGCTGAGGACATGAAGCGCCGCCTTGAGGCACTGGAGAAAGCCCAACGGCCCACACCCGCCGCTGCCAAGCCTGCGCCTGCGGCACCCAAGAAAGCTGAGCCGTCCAAGCCGATCCCAGAGAAAATGTACGAGCCCACCGGCACGTCGGAGTTCGGCATGGAAGAGGGCCAGAAGGAAATCCTGCGAGGCCCGCAGGCCATGCTGTTCCCGATGACCAAGAAGGAAGAGATCGAGTACGCGGAGCGGAAGAAGCCCGAGGCCGAGGCAGAAGAGGCCCCCGCCGCAGCCAAAAAAGACAAGCGTCAAATGGAGCTGGACTTCACCAAGGAGCCGGAACTCGAACCTGCAACCCCCACCAAGACCTCAACGCCGTCGGACGAAGCTACGCTCAAAGCGATCAGCGGCAAGCCCATGGTGGACGTGGCCCAATGGGCGGCGCAAAACCTGCCTGACCCTGACCAGAAAGTCATTGCGCAGCGGGTGCTGGTCAAACTGCGCCAGTTGCAAGACATGGGGGTAGTGCTCAACCCCGTAAAGGTTGCCGACGAAGGGCGGCGTTTGATCGGGGCCTTGGGCTCGACAAACTTTAGAGGCAAACGCACCGCTGGCAGCGGCCCCGTAACCATTACCATCACGCTCAACCATCCGTCCAACGGCACCTTATCCGGCACTACTCCCGAGGTGATTTTGCATGAGCTGCTGCATGCAGCGACGTTGGGCGCTATTGAAGTCGGGCGCTACAAGTCTGCTGAAGGCACCAAAGTCGGCACGGCTGTGCGCGAGCTCCTCGCGCTCCAAAGCGCTGTTGTCAAGCACTTTAACGACCGCGCAGCCTCGGGCACAAAGCTGACCGACTTCGAGCAGCGGTATTACAACGGTATGAACAACGCGCTTGCGGATTCGCACGAGATTCTCGTCTGGTCCATGACCAACCGCGAGATGCAGCAGTACATGGAGACTATCCCCTACAAGGGTCAGACTGCATGGAACAAGTTCGTCACTTACGTACGTGACTTGCTGGGCATTCCGGCCAAGGCCGACACCGCCCTGTCCGAAGCGTTGCGCGTAGGCGACACCCTGTTGGGCCTGACCAAAGAGGAGATGGAGGGCGCGCAGAAGCAGACCGGCAAGCAGTTTGCCAAGAGCTACACCGCAGAAGACGTGGTTGACAGCATGGGCGATCTGACACCGATCGACAAGCGCGGCGTGCTGGGCATGTTCAAAGGGGCACAGGACAGCGAGCGCGCTGCGGCCGAGCCAAGCCGTGGGGTCAAGTTCCGCGTGGCTGTGGCCGACTCTGCTGCTGCCGTTGAGGACAAGCTCAGCGGGCATTTCAACGGCGCGGTGCGCGACAGCTTGGGCAAGCTCAACCCCATGGGCCTGTACCGTCAGGCGCAGGACTACTCCAAGCTGCTGCTGGCGTACTTCCAAGAGGGCTCCTTGCAAAAGGAGAAGGAAACAGGCCAGTACAAAGTGGTCAAGTCCGCCGATGGCAGTGCGCCCACCGACGTGTTCCCGCTGATCTACGCATGGGGGGAGCGCACCGGCCGCAGCAAAGAGCGCGCCGAGCAGTTTGCCAGCCGGGTCATCGAGGCCTACCGTTTGGAGCAGGTGCTAAAGACCAACCCCGACTTCCCCAAACACATCAAGGATGCAGACCGCGCGCTGCTGGTGGCTGAGTACAACGCAGACCCAGCGTTTGCAGAGATGAACGCTGCCATGGACAAGCCCCGTATTGCGCTGGTCGACCAGATGGTGAAAGTGGGCCGGCTGTCCAAGGAGCAGGGCGACGAGTGGAAGTCCGTGATCGGCTACGTGCCGTTCGACCGCATTGATGACTTCGCAGAGCGCTTCACTGCAGTCAAGCGGACCACCGGGCGTGCGCCATTGATGCTGACCAAGAACCCCGAGCTCAAGGGCTCGTTTGATCGGCCTGTAGGCAACGTGTTCGAGAACTACCTCAACACCATGGGCTGGATGGTTGGCCAAGTTATGACCAACGATGCCCGAGTGCAAACCCTGCGCAGTCTGGAGGACTTGGGGTACACCGGCAAGCCGTCGCGCATGCCCGGCACCAAGCACCGCACGGCCAAGGCCTACGTCAAGGGCGAGCTCATGTACTGGGACCTGCCGTCCAGCTACGACGCGGCAGCCTTCCAAGAACTCAACCCACCCAAGGCCAAGTGGCTGCAGGTGCTGGGCCAAGTGTCCAACGTGCTGCGCAAGTCGGTGACGATCCTGCCGCCCTTTGCGCTCAAGCAGGTGACGGACGACGTGCAGCGGGCCATCATGACCTCCGGTGTGAAGAATCCCGGCGCACTGCTGCGCATGACGCTCTCCAACTTCGGCGGGCTTGCACTGGCTGAGCTGCGCGGTATCCGCCACCCCACCGTGAGCGAGATGGAGGCTCTGGGTCTCACAGGTGAATTCGACTTCCAGCAGGGTAAGCCTGCAGTGTCGCTGCTCAAGGACATCGGCTACCGCCCACGCGGCAAGTTCGAGACCCTCATGCACCGACTGGAGGGCATCACCCGGGCGTCTGACTTGGCCGTGCGCAAGGCCATCTACGACCAGACGATCAAGGAGTCGCAAGGCGATCAACTGCTGGCGCAGACCCGGGCCCGGGAATTCATCAACTTCCGCCGCCGTGGCGCTTCCGATTTCGTCGGTGCCATGGTGACCACCATCCCGTTCTTCAACGCATACATCCAAGGTATGGACGTGCTGTACCGCGCCGCATCCGGCAAGGACTCCAGCTCCTCAGTGGGCCGGGCCCAAGCGCGTCGCATGTTCTACAGCCGGGCTGCCATCGCCATGACACTGAGCACGCTGTACGCACTCGGCAAGGGGGATGACGACGAAGACTACAACGAGATGGACCTGCGCACCCGGGACAGCAACTGGATACTGCCGGGCGGCTACAAACTGCCGGTGCCAACCGAACTGGGTGCGCTGTTCAAGGTCATCCCGGAGCGCATCGTCGAGTACATGCGCCGCCAAGGCACCCCAGAGGAGCAGACTGCATGGGAGGCCACCCGCACGGCTCTGGCCTACATCATGGAGCAGTACGTCGGCCGCACGGTGCCTATCCCGCAGGCTGCCAAACCTTTGCTGGAAGCATGGACCAACTACTCGTTCTTCACTGGCCGGGAGCTGGAAGGCATCTACCAAAAGCAGCAGGACCCCAGCATGCGCCGGGCGTCGAACACGTCGGAGCTGGCCATCGCCATTGCCAACTTCAGCCGTGACGTGGTGGGTGTGGACAAAATCTCGCCCATCTTGGTGGACAACGCACTGAGCGGGTACTTCGGCTCGACTGCCGGGCTGCTGGTGGCCACGACTGACAGCCTGCTGAACCCAACGCGAGTTGACCGCCCACTGCACAAGTACGCGCTCCTGAGCAACTACCTGTACGACCCCGTGGGCACACGCCGCATGACTGAGTTCTATGACGAGCGGG